AAAGAAGAGTTAAAAAGAAATCATGGGTGGTCCATCAAAAGTGATAAAACATTAGAGGATATAAAAAGAAATTTTAGAGCACTCTATAAACAAAAAAGATTTCCTAAACCAGACGATGTAAAAGAATCTTTTCCTCAAGTAAGAGTATTAGAAGTTGACTACGGAAAATTTAAAGAAGACGAACCACCTGATGAAATTATAGAAATAGAAGAGGATATTGCGTGATATATAAATACTATGGTCCTCCAGGCACTGGTAAAACGTACAAACTTATATCAAGAGCTAAAGCTTATCATAGAACAGGAACACCTTTACATAAGATAGGATATTTTGCATTTACAAGAAAGGCTGCAGAAGAAGCAAAAAAAAGAATGCCTGCAGAAGAAAATCAAATACCATACTTTCAAACATTTCATTCTTTTGCATACAAAACTTTAGGTATCAACGAAGAGAATGTGATGCAACCAATGCATTATCAAATGTTAGGAAATAATTTAGGTATAAGAATAAAATTCTCTGATAAAAACAATAAGGAAGAAACAAATTATTTAAGATCAGATAGTGAATATTTTAGAATAATACAAAGAGCTATAAACAAAGACACAACCGTTAGACATGAATATAATTTAGGAGAGTATAACAGAAAAGAAATAGACAAAATTTTATTATTTCATCTTTATAAAAATTTCTTAGCATACAAAAATTCGTATGGATTATACGACTTTAATGACATGATAAAATTATTAATACATTATGATAAGATTCCTAAGTTTGATGTTATTTTTATTGATGAAGCACAAGACTTATCACCATTGCAGTGGATGCTTTATGATGTTTTAAAAAATTATACTAAAGATATTTATTTAGCAGGAGACGATGATCAAGCTATATTTGCCTGGGCTGGAGCAGATGTTGATAGATTTATAACTGAACCTGCAAAAGAAAAAGTTTTAATATATTCTAAAAGAGTCTCATCAACTATTCAAAGTGAATCTGTAAAACCTATCAGTAGAATTAGAGGTTTAAGAAAACCAAAAGTTTATTATCCAAGAAGTGATAAAGGATCTTCTTCTTATATATCAAACATTGAACAAGTAGATTTGAACAAGGGTAAATGGTTAATATTAACAAGAATCAGGAGTCAGGCAAATGATATAATGAAAATATTAAAAAGAAAAAATTATTATTACATGCATAAAAAAGATAAAAGCTATTCTGTAAAATTATACAAAGCTATAAAAAACTATAATAAATGGGTCAGTAATCCTGACTCATTAGATGAAAAAGAATTAAAAGACATACTAAAATATACAGACAAAACAGAACTAAAAGATAAATTAGATTGGTATACTTTGTTTACTAAAGCACATGAAAAAGAAAAATATTATATTAGAAGTTTATTAGACAAAGGAGAAAATTTAGATGAAGATGCAAGGATAAGAGTTTCTACAATACATTCTATAAAAGGTGGAGAAGAAGATAACGTAATATTGTCATTGCATCAGGGATTAAAAATTCAACGTTCCATTAGGAAGAGTAATGAAAAAAGAGATGAAGAAGATAGAGTTTGGTACGTTGGAATAACTAGAGCAAAAAATAATTTATATAAATTAAAAACTAACAACAAACTAACGGAGTATAATATATGACAAACAAAGATATATTTAAAGATGTATTTCCACAAGATAAACAGATTGGAGGATCTCATTATAAATCGTTTCACATTCAACCTTATGAATTCATTTCTAAAAATGAACTTTCTTTTTTTCAAGGAAATGTTATCAAGTATGTGTGTCGTTATAAAAATAAAAATGGCATACAAGATTTAGAAAAAATAATTCATTATTGTGAATTAGAAATTAAAAAGATAAAAGATATGTCTAGAAAAAAATGATAGTACCACAAACAGAATGGTTACAACCTACAGAGTTTCCTGATTTAAGACAAGCTGATGAAATTGCAATTGACTTAGAAACAAGAGATCCTGATTTAAAAGTAAAAGGTTCTGGTTCTATAACTGGTAATGGTGAAATAGTAGGCATTGCAGTTGCAGTAAATGGATGGAGAGGATATTTTCCTATTGCACATGAAGGTGGAGGTAACATGGATAGGAATAAAGTTTTAAATTGGTTTATTGATGTTTGTGCATCACCTACCACAAAAATATTTCATAACGCAATGTACGACGTATGTTGGATACGTAATTTAGGTATAAAAATCAATGGTTTAATAATGGATACCATGATCGCAGCATCTATCATTAACGAAAATAGATTTAACTATACTTTAAATTCTTTGTCTTGGCTCTACTTAAAAAAAGGTAAAAACGAAGCTTTACTTAATCAAGCAGCTAAAGCAAGAGGGTTAGATCCAAAGGCGGATATGTGGAGAATGCCTGCAACGGATGTTGGAGCTTATGCGGAAAAAGATGCAGAATTAACTTTGGAACTTTGGCAATTATTTAAAAGAGAAATTATAGATAATGATTTACAAGATATATTTAATCTTGAAACTGATCTTTTCCCTTGCCTAGTTGATATGCGTTTCCTAGGGGTGCGGGTAGACGTGACAAGAGCCAATCAATTAAAAACAGAATTGGCCAAGCGAGAAGAAATAATATTGACAAAAATACAAAAAGAGACAGGAGTAAAAATTCAGTTAATGGCTGCAAGATCAATTGCGCCACTTTTTGATAAATTAAAACTAGAGTATTCCAAAACTCCGACAGGTGAGCCATCATTTACTAAAGGTTTCCTCGCTAATCATAAAAATAAATTAGTTCAGATGATAGCAGAAGCTAGAAAAATAAACAAGGTTAGAACCACATTTATAGATTCAATAATTAAATATGAACACAATGGTAGAATTCATGCAGATATAAATCAAATACGATCTGATGATGGTGGAACTGTAACAGGGCGATTTAGTTATTCGAATCCAAACCTACAGCAGATACCTGCTAGGGATCCGGAAACAGGGCCTTTACTTAGATCATTATTTATACCGGAAGAAGGTTGTAAGTGGGGTGCATTTGATTACTCGCAACAGGAACCAAGACTTGTAGTTCACTATGGAATGAAAGCACAATTACCAAGTGCGTATGTTATTGGTGATGAATATAAAAGTAATCCGTCTACGGACTTTCATAGTATTGTTGCAAACATGGCAGACATTCCAAGAAGTCAAGCCAAAACAATTAATCTTGGTTTGTTTTATGGTATGGGTAAAGCAAAACTACAAGCAGAGTTAGGTGTAACAAAAGAAACTGCAGAAGAACTTTTTAAAAAATATCATAATCATGTACCTTTCGTAAAACAAATTATGTCCAAACTTACAGGCATAGCATCTAACAAAGGTATGGTTAGAACATTGTTAAGACGTAGATGTCGTTTTCCTAGATACGAACCAGTGTTAAGAGGAACTGATTGGGGAACTTATGTTCCTGCAGAGGATCATGAGCGTATGTTGGAACTACAACAAATGGGTCCATATTTAAAAGATGAAAATGATGAAGTAATAAATGATGATAAAGGTAATCCTAAAAAAAATTACTGGTGGAAAAATCCTACAAGAAGAGCATTTACATACAAAGCTTTGAATAGATTAATTCAAGGTAGTGCAGCTGACATGACAAAGAAAGCAATGGTTAATTTATACAAAGAGGGTTTACTTGCACATATACAAATACATGATGAATTAGATTTTTCTGTTGAGTCAGAAGAGCAAGCTAAAAAAATAAAAGATGTGATGGAAAATGCAGTTGACTTAGAGGTGCCAAACAAGGTAGACTATGAATCTGGCCCTAATTGGGGAGAAATAAAATGATTTATTATGTCTTATTTAAATGCTAATGTACCACCTATTTATTGTAAAATAAGGAGAGAATATCTTTATGACATGGATGAAAAATATAAAAGAGATTATCGTGACTGTGTTATCTTTGGTCTTAGCTCTATTTCAGGGCGCGCGCTCTTATTTAATATCATGTTACCCAATGGTGCGTGCTATTGGCGTTTGCCTATCTCAGCGTTTTTCCAAAAACAGTATGACCGAACCGATGTGCCGGATATGCAGGCAGACGAGTTACAACTGTGGAACAGTTTTAGTTATTGGCCTAGTGTGCATTGCTTTGATTGGTTGGATGGTGTAAACGGAAAATTTTTAGGTAAAGATAAAAAATTCTACAAGGGTCAATACTTATTTACTATTGACTGGGCACATCCAGAAACTAATATATTGGATACAGAACATTCTGAAATTCCGCAAGAGCATAAGTGTGCTCACATAATGCAATTAGAAAACGGTAATTTTGCTGCACAGCCAAATAACAGAATCATTTGGCATATAAATAGTTACACAACAGAAGACGAATGGCCAGACTATAGTGTACAAAATACTGTCTGGGATGTGGAGGACGGTGACTGGGTAACAGAAGATTCTGATAAAATGTTTTACGATATTGAGGATAAAAAATAATGTCTAGTGTCAAAATTTCAGAGAACACTTCAATCGGTTTACCGTTAAGGAACTTAATTTCGTTGGTGGCCGCCGTCGCTATCGGCGCGTGGTTTGCATTCGGTGTGATTGAGAGACTTAACCGTTTGGAAACAAAGAACCAATTATTTGAAAAAGATTTATTGGAGGCTAGTGTTCAAAAGCCCATAGACCAGGAGCAATTTATGATCTTGGAATGGCAGGCGACCCAGATAGAGAAAATGCAAAAGCAACTAGAAGACAATGTTCATACAGGTGTGATGTTGAAAGCACATGAAAAAGAAATTGAAAAACTAAAAGCAGATATAGAAAAATTAAAAGATGCAACAAGAGATATTAAATTTGCAAATGGAAATGGAGACGACCATTAATGATAACTAAATTTGTCATAGCACTTTGTTTATTTTTGAATGGTCAATTGGTAGAACATCGTATTCAAGATTCAATGGGTACATGTTTGAAGATGAAAAGAGAAGCTACACGAAACATGGACATGAAAAATAAACAATTAATGTGTGGAGAGGTAGAAGCTTATATCTCTGTAAATATAGATGGCAGCGAAACCATTGATAAAATAGTGATAGAATCAAAATAATGAAATTTTTTTTAGTATTATATATTTGTTCTTCAGTTACTCAAACTTGCGGACAACCACTGGAATATAATTCTAAATTTGAAGACTGGTCTTCGTGTGTTAAAAAAGGTGGAGAATTAATTGTAGATTTTTCTGAAAGAATAAATGTAAATATGAATAAAGATAAATTATATGTTAGTTATTTTTGCAATGATATTGAATTAAAACAAAGTTAGAATAGAATGAAAGGTAACATCGCTGAAATTTTTAGATATGATCTTTATGATGTTAGATTAAATTTTGATTTAAATCGTTTGCAAAAATTTTGTTTTGAATTGCAACATAACGATCAAGGTAGAAAAAAAAGTAATGTAGGTGGTTGGCAATCTAATGATTTACATGACGAGTTTGAAATAATAAAAAAATTAAGAGAAATAATTACACAGCATTTAAATACTTTTGCGAAATATTATAAAATAAATAAAAATTTAAAATTAAGTAATTTGTGGATAAACATTAACGAATACAAAGATAGTAACATGATACATTCTCATCCAAACTCTGTTTTTTCTGGTGTGTATTACATTAAAACGCCAAAAGATTCAGGTAATTTAACCTTTCATAATCCATATGAAGATTTTACATCAGCTATTTATAATGATAATGTCTCAGGTTATGACACAAAAAATAGTTCAATTTATTATTTTGAACCACAAGAAAATATGTTATTGTTTTTTCCATCTTACATGAAGCATAGTGTAAGTCCATGTATGAATAAAACAGAAAAAAGGATATCAATTTCATTTAACTCAATAATAAAATAATTATGAATCTTTCACGTAATTTTACTCTTCAAGAGTTAATCAAATCAGATACTGCTGTTCGTTTAGATATCAACAATAATCCCAACTCTGGTCAAATAGAAAAATTAAAAGATCTTTGTGAAAATATTTTACAGCCAGTACGTGATCACTTCGGCAGAGTAAAAGTAACTAGTGGATTTCGTAGCGAACAACTTTGTATAAAGATAGGTAGCTCTGTAAATTCACAGCATGCCAAAGCCGAGGCCGCAGACTTCGAAGTAATAGGCACAGATAATGCTGAGCTAGCTGACTGGATCAACAAGAACCTGGACTATGACCAGCTCATACTTGAGTTCTACACTCCTAGTGAGCCAAACAGTGGGTGGATACATTGCAGCTATACTACTGACCAACCAAGAAAACAATTCTTGCACGCATACAAATCAGAGGGAAAAACTAAATACAAACCAATTATAGGCAAAGCAGTAGATTTAATTTAGTGAAAAAAAATATTTTCATTCCTTTTTCAGAATGGTTTTTATACTTCGAGGATCTTCAATTAAATGATGAATTAATTTTAAAAGATTTAAAAAAATTACAATACGAGTTTTGTGATGATGATATAAATATACAAAACATAACAAAACTTTTTATGTCCAAAAATACAAATATTCTCTCAATATTGACGGATGGTGATTCGATAAAAGAGAAATTTAAAAATTTAATTAAAGATAGTTTAAAAGATATGGGCATAAACCAAGATTTTGAAATACAAAATAGTTGGTCCACCTTAGTAAAAAGTAATGGTTTTTCAGAAATTCATTATCATGCTAATTATTGGTTAAGTGCTGTATATTATCCATCAGGAACTTTAGAAGATAACATTAAAATAGAATTTAGCCGACCACAAATTTTACCATGGGATGTAACTAATAATCCCATTGATAGTTTCTTTTTTAATAATAAATGTAAGCAGATAGTAAAAAAAGGTGATTTAATAGTTTTTCCTAGTTATTTAAAACATAGAATATTTTATTACTTTGGAAATTTAGATAGGTATTCAGTTGCAATGAACATTGCTCCTATTGGAAAAATTGGTAGAAATGATAGTATGGTTAGGTTATAGAAAATTATTAAAAAAAGGAATTAGTTAATGGCAATATCACGTGGACAAATCACAAAACAAGTAGAAGGTAAATTAAGAGGTGCGAAAGATGAAAAAAAGAAGAAAAAACGTATCCTTGCCAAATTATATAGCAAAAAGTCTAAGGTCTTCAAAATTTAACCAAAAAGTGATACAATCTAAGAAATTGTACAACCGTAAAAAGGA